GTTGCGATTAGGCGAGGGTGCCGGTGTTCAGCGTGGAGTGGAGAACGCGAGCCTCGAACTGGGCGGTCACCACGTTGTCTCCGAAGGTGATCTCACCTGAGACCTTGATCTGAACGTAAACGTCCACCGTGTTAACGATGGCATCGCTCTGGTTGTACTGCTGGAGCTTGAGCCATCCCTTTTTGGTCGCGCCTTCGAGCGGGTTGTACTGGGTCGAGGCGCTGGTCAGGGCGAGCGTCCCGAAGATCAACTCAAACGCCAGCGGGCTGAGTTCCTGCGCGGTCAGGTTGATGGACAATTGGCGCTTGGTCTCGATGACGTCGTACAAACGCATCACGCCCGGGGTCGGGGCGAAGATGTCGCGCTCTTCGCGTTCGTGCTGAATCGTGGCCTCGGACAGAATGCCAAGGTCAATCCATCCGGTGTCAGCGGCTCCGGGCTTGGAAGTGCGGCTGGCAGTGCCGGCAGACGGGACGGTGAAGCTCGCGCCATCGCGGAAGAAAAAGCCGTGATTGCCGAGGATGACTGGGGCGGTGTTCATGGGTTGGTTGGGATCAGTTCAGGGTTGAGAGTTTGGTGAAAAGGAGATGGTAGCCGAGGAGGCCTGTGTCGTTGACTGCGATCTGGAGGAAATCCTCGGAAGTCTCGAAGCGACGGTCCCCGGCGGTTGCTGGAACCCACGACAAGACGGCCTGAGTCGCGGCGGCCACGGCTGAATAGACGTTGCGATTGGCTCCTCCGACCGATGCGTTGACGTGCGGGTTGACCAACACCCGGACAACGATCTCGGCGTCCAGAAGCAACTTCCCTGCACCGAGGTCTCGACGCATGGCCCGGAGGATCGGAGGGACAACCACGACGCAGCCAACGGAACGAAGCTGGGTTTCGATGGCTGAGTCCTGGAGACCGTCGTCAGCGATGCACAACACGGCCGGGCTTGCCGAGAAAAAGGCGTTGGCAGTGATTGCCGCGGCCACCGTTGACTGCATGGAAGCGAGGGAAAGCATGGGTCAGATTGCCATCGTTCGGGCGGCTTGGGTCTGTTTGCGAATGATGTAGTCCATCATGTCGGCGCGGGCTTCGTCGAGCGCGGCGGCGATAGCGGCCTGTTGGCGCGGTTTCTGGAGCGCCACGGCCATCTTGCCGGACGACTCGTTGCCGCCCCATCGGAATGTCAGGTTGGAAGAATCTCGGTCCCGCTTGAAACCAACCTCGGACAAGAACCGGCTGTATCGGTCGATGATCTTTCGGCGCTGCTCACCGAAACGGTCAGCGGCCAGTTGCTGGGAAAGGGATTTGTACCGGGCAGAAAACGCGGAGAACCCGCGGCCACTTTCGCGGGCGTTGAGTTCGGCCCGAACGAGGAGCGCTTGCAGATTTAGACGCTTTCCACCGGTTAGCTTGGATGCGGTCAGCTTTTTGCCGCCCATTCGGAGTTTGCGACCGGCGAGGGTTTGGGAGACTCCAAACTTGGCGTAGACCCGCTGGCGGATTTTGTCGCGGATCTTAAGACCTCCACCGGAAGCCAGCGCGGCCAGTCGGTTCTCGCGGACGGACCCTTTGTCCGGGGCGAGGGTCAGCAGTTTGCGGGACAAACGGAAACCGAAGTCAGCTCCCTTTTTGGCGACGGCCTCGGCCGCTCCTTTGCTCGACAGCGCGGCGTAGCGGGTCAGCGCTGCGTTGAACTCGTCGAGGTTGGTCTGGAAGGTCAGAGTCACGTCGTCACCTCACAATCCATCAACCAAGCCAGCCCGTTGAACCGGACCGACTGGATGCGGTGGTATTTGGTGCCTTGGGTGATGATCTCCCCGACTCGGGGCGCGGGACTCACCGCACCGTCCACGAACTCGACCCGGGAGGTGGCCTCGCGGTCAAAGTCAGGGCTGTTAGGGAACGGCTTTTCGTCGAACGGCACCCAGTTGACCACGGCCGACACGGAAGCACCCCGGAAAGTCACCGTGTCCCCTGCCGTTGCCAGCAAGGTGGTGAATCCGGTCGCAAGTGCCGTGTCGGCCGCGTTCATGGGTTGGCTCGGTGTTATTTCTTCCGCGGCTTGTCAGCCACAGGCGCGGAGACCGGCGCGGTCCCCTGGGTGAACTTGTGGCGCTTCTCGCGGCCTCGGTCTTCAGACCAAAGCTCGATGACGCCGACACCGTTGCCGCCTTCCTGCACGGTCGCCTTGAACTCCGCTTCGACCTTTGAGGCCAAAGCGGGGCCGAGAACAACCTTGCCGTCTGCGATCAGGATTCCGAGTCGCATGGCGATTAGGCGGAGACGATGCGCTTGAGGGAAGAGGCCTCGCCCAGGGCAAAGCCGTAGAAGCACTCCAGCACGGCGACAACCTCGCCCTTGTCGTTGTCGTAGAACTCGCGGTAACCGAGGGTGATACCGGTGTTCTCGTCAGCGACGGGGCGGTAGATGCCGTCCTGGCTGCGGCCAGAGGGCTGGAGGTAACGCATCGCAGTCACCAGGGCGGACGGGTAGGCGGCGAAGCCGACCAGGTTCTGGGCATTGGCCGGAACCAGGCTCGACCGGTAGGTCATAAAGCCGGACAGGTTCGGGAGGCTGCCGGTCTGGTTGGCAGTCGCGCCAAGCGCACCAGCGTCCTTGATCACGCTGTCCTTGAGCAGGGCGTTGTAGTAGCTGGACGACAGCACCAGGCTCCGGGGCATCTCGGGCATCTCGGCGGAGTCGCAAGCGTCCTTGATGTCAACCACGTCGGCGTAGTCGAAGTTGGCAGCCAGGCCGGTGTGGGCGGCGGCACCGTAGTTCGCCAGGGTGACCGCGGACAGCACGTCCTGGAACACGGCCTTGGCCAACTGGAAACCCTTCTGCATACCGAAACGCTCAAGCGTCACGGCCGGGGACTTGGCGATGGCCACGTCCGACAGATACCAGGACACGAACTTGTGCTTGTTCAGCGTGATCGTGCGCTTGTTCAGCGTGGAGTCCTGGCGGGTGTAGGTGCCGGAGAAGTCCGCGGCAGCCGAGGCGGCCGGAACGTAGGGAACCTGGATGGTGTCGGACTTCGAGGCCGGAGCCGGGTCGAAGTCGGTGGTGAACGCCGACATGGGAGCGAAAGCTCCGACGAAGGCATCGAGGCCCGCCTGGGAAATCAGCGTCCCATTCAGGCCGGAGTCGAGGGTATTGGGCATGGTGTGTTTGGGTTGTTGGTGAGGTTACCGTTTGAGCAACTGGGCCTTGTTGACGGACCAGAAAGCGGTGCGCTGCTTGGGATCAGTGATCCGGTCGAACTCAGCGCGAAGATCGGCGGAAGATTTGCCAGCACCGGCAGCCGGAGAACCAACCGGGTCGGCTCCGGGCTTCGTGGCTTGAATGGCGGCCAGCAACTCGGCGGCCTTGGCATCGGCCTGGATCTGGGCGACCCAAGCGTCTTTGACACCAGCAGCGATGCGGCCGTCAGCGATGGCGGCATCCACCGTGGCCACAACCTTAGCCTTGGCGATCTCGTCGAGGGCGGCCAGCGCGTCGTCCTTGGCCTTTTTGATGGCGGCGAAGTTGGTGTTGAACTCAGCGACCATGGCGTCTTCGGCCAGGTCAGCGGAGGAAATCAGACCGGCAGCGGTCAGACTCTGAAGCAGTTTTTGCATGGTTTGGGTGTTGTTTTGGTGAGTCTCGGTGGTTTCGGTCGACGCGTTGTCCTCGTCAAGTTGAGCGTACAAGGCACGGAACCAGTCACGTCCGGCAGCACCGCCCCACAGATTCGCGGCAACGTCAGCCGGACTGTCGGCCTCGGAGTCGAGGAACCGCTCATTGCGGGCCCACCAACGATACGCTTTGCGGATCTTCGCCTCGGTCGGGGCCTCGCCAGCCTTCAGGCTGCGGGCTTCCTTGACAGTGGCAGGTTCAAGCCCGTCGCCCCCCTTGCCGTCCTCAACCTGGCGGACCCCTTTGTCGAATGCGCGGCGGGCAGCCTGGGGCGCGGTTTTGGAAACAGCCTTCAGGGCTTCGGGAGCATTTCGGAACGACCTGGTGGAAGCGGCGAAAGCGATTTCGTCGGTCACCTCGTCAACGAATCCGGCATCCTTGGCTTCGGCCGCGGAGAACCAGGTTTCGGAGTCCATCCACTTTTTGATGGTGTCGTAATCCTTGCCGGTCTTCGCGGCATAGGTGCCGACCAGGCTGTCCCGGATCTTGTCCAGGAGATCAGCCGTCTGGCGCATTTCTTCGGCCTCACCGATCGCACCGCCCCAAGGGTTGTGGATCATGAAGAACCCGTTGCCAGCGATGCGGACCGTCTTTCCAGCCAGGGCAATGATGGAGGAAATCGACGCGGCAAGTCCGTCAATCTGGACGGTGACGTCCTGTCCGCGGAGGAAATTGTAAATCGCGATGCCGTCGAACACGGAACCGCCCGGCGAATTGATTCGGAGATTGATGCGCTTCGCACCGGTAGCCCGGACCGCGTCGATGAACGATTTCGCGTTCACGCCCCATCCCCCGATTTCGTCGTAAAGGAAGATGTCGGCCTCTTCGTTGGCCTTGGCTTGGATGTCGAACCAGGTTTTCACGCGGTTGTTGCTGCTGCGTTATTGCTCGAAAGCTCGTTGGGGTCGAGCGTCATTATCTCGGCCCGATCGACGTTGAACTCCTGGGCAAGCTGTTGTGCATAGGCAATTTCGGCCGCCTTTTGCCGCAATTGCTCGCGCCAGTCTTCGCCCGTCTCGGCGTAGATACTTTGAAGGGTTCGCATCCCCGTCTTGAACTCAGCCACCGCAGCGGCGGAATTGCGACCCACGTCCACATTGATCGACCTCGGAGCGCGGAAGGTCGACCGATACCAATCAGCCGGAGCCGGACGCATGAAAGGCTCGGTACGGATTCCAGATTCGATGACGTATTCGTACACCCGGCGAAGGTGGTCAGCAATGACGGCAGACCTGGAGCGGAAGAACGCGTTGGCAATGTCCAGGACAGACCGCATCGAAGTCCCCTGCATCGAAGTCGGGAGCACGATTTCCTTCGGCACTCCGATGCCAGCACAAACCTTGCTGGTCAGGTAATCCCAGTAACCGCTGGTCGCCGCAGACGGACGCTCGACCTTGAATTGGTTGAACTCGTCCCCGTGTTTGAGAACCGCGACCTCGCCACCGAAAACGTCTTTGTAGTAATCGGCCCGCTCGACCCCGTCAGAACCTGTGACAGTCCCGCGGATGATGTCGTCATCGGTGACCTCGCCTTCCTTGGTCTTGATGACGTTCTGCACCTTCGAGGCTGCCTTGGCGGCTTGCATCTCGAAGATTTGGAGGTCGTCCAAGTCGTGGAGGTCGTTCATCACCGGATAGAGCGCCGGCAATCCACGATATTGCCCAGGGCGTCCAGGCTCGAAGACATGGACAACGAACTCGGCATCGACCCGTTGGAAAACGTCCTGCCGTTTGCCGTCCTCGGTCGTGATCCAATAGGCGATGGGACGGCCCCGTTCATCGACCTCGACACCGTCGATGACCGTGCGCTTGTCCTGGACAGGCGGACTTTTCACGCGGTGGGATTCCACCAACTGAATGCGCGGGTTGCCGCTATCGCCTCGGGTCAGAACGATGAAGATCTCGCCATCGACAAACAACGCCCGGGCAACGATGCCCTGGAGGCTGCCGAATGACAGCCTGGACGACAGGTCAGCGAACCGTTGCCAGTCCCGCCAGTAACTCAGCGCGGAAGCGTTCCATGCGGCATCGGATGAAGACGGGAAGAACGCCAAACCCTGTCCGACGGTGTACTGTTCGAACAGGTCAGCGATCCGATTCACGAAGGCGTTGTTGCGTTCGAAATATCGGGACCGACGAACCAACTCGTAACGGCTGTAAGGGTCGATGTCGAAACTGGCCGACTGGACCGAACCGTGCAGAGTCGAACGCTGCGTGGAATGGCGAGCCCCCTCGTAACGTGCGCTCGGGGCGACGACGAACCGGGTAGCGGCGGCGAGGCGTCGAAAAAGGTTCATCGGATCAGGTTCGAGAAGTCGTTGCGGAAGGAACGGATGGGTTTCAGCCGTGCCATCATGTACGCATACCGGGTGGCGTCTGTCACGTTCCCAGCGGAGACGGCATCGTCGTACAGGTCCAGCAGCCTCGAATAGGTCTCAGCCATCTCGGTCGGGGTGACACCCTCCTGGGCATTGACTTGGAAGGTCACCGATCGCCCATTGCCGGTGGTCTGCTGGAGAACCTTGCCAGTCTCCAGGGCATGGACAGCCTCGTTGTTGAGCGAGTTGAGCTTGTCCAGCAACGTGGCTCCGTGGGTCACGGTCGAATAGACGTGACGCAGGAGGCCGCGGGCGAATGCAGAGGAAACTGCCACGATTCAAAGTCCGCACGATCAGCCGCCGGACGCTAGGGTTGGGTTGGCCCGTCGTTGCTCATTTCCGCCCGTGACGGCGTTCTGCCCTTGGTTGCGGGTGTTTGGTGAGCCAGACGAGAGCCTCGCCAAGCCTGGCCCGCCCACCAGGCATTGGGAATCCTCGGGCCTTCATCGCGTAGACGTAGGAAGGGGCTCGCTTGAGCATGGCGGCGAGTTCCTTGGTCGTCAGTAGGTCAGTCTGCATTCGAGGCGGAATTGATGCGAAGCCGGTTGTGGAAGATCGCGGCAGCCACCTGCATGACTTCGCAGTCGGCAAGGTGATTCGGCCATTTTGATGAACGGGGAAGCCACGTCCAGGTCGTGCGACCTGTTGCGGACGACAGCCTGGCCACCTTTTGTTCGCAGTCCAGGTGCCGCCAGTATTCGGGCGACGCCACATTATCGGCAACTTCCCACCTGGTCCCGGTCTTGCCCTTGCGGAGTCGTTCCAGGATGTCCTTGGTCACGTCGGTGCCGAACTCCAGCAACTTGAGTTCCAGACGTCCCTGGCGACCGGCATTGTCGCCCACCCTGGGGTCAATTCCTCGGAGGAAAAACGGTTCATCGACCCCGGTCTTGCTGTTTCGCCACCCCTTGCGTGGCATACCTTTCGACGGCATCCACCCGACCCAGAGCGGAACCCGGGCAGACCTTGGGAAGAAACGGCCCCATCGGAGGCATTCGGAGTAAACGCTCGGGGCGTCATACCCGGAGTCGATGACGACGTGAACGTCCTGGACCCCATGCTGGGCTTGTTTTTCCCTCACGTCGTGCCAGGTGTCGAGCGGTCCAGCGTCAATGGCCCGGCTCGACCCGTCCTCGTTCCAGGCGCGGACCACGAACCAGAAGTGCGGGCTGGAAGCCTGACAGTCAACGGTCAGGAACTTGATCGCCTTGTCTGCCAGGCCCTCGGTGCCGGCGACGATCAATTCCTCGCGCTGTCTTGGGGCTGCCTGGTTTTCCCAAGGCTCCGCCAGGTTACCGTTCACGAATCCCTGGAGACCGATCAATGATTCCTGCGCTTCCAAGAACTGCACGGCCAGGTGTCCCCAGGTGCATTTTCGATCAGGGCTGTACAGGCTCGACAGGTGGTAAGACCGGACCCCGGGCAATGCCCCTTTGTTCTCGGCGATCCATTGGCCGTGACGCAGTCCGGCGACCTTCTGAGCGTCGGTCATCGATCCTTTGCAGAGTTGGCATTCGTACCGGGCTGAGGCTCGAACCTTGCCGAAGTCCCATTTGCCATCCTCCAACTTGGCGGCCTCGTCCCATTTGACCTGTCTCCATTCCAGTCGGATCGGCACCTTGCAATGCGGGCATGGGATGTAAAACCGACGCTGGTCCCCACGCAGGAACCGTTGCCAGATTCGGCCCTCGGTGGTTGTCGGGGTCGAGGTCAGGAACAGCTTTGACGAACTGAATGCCTTGAGTCGCTGCTCGGCCAGGTCCAAGGCGTCTGCCTCCCGTTCCGATGCCTGGGCGAATTTATCGACCTCGTCGGCGACCAGAACGCGAACCGGGCGCGATGCCAGGTTCGCAGGGCTGTTCGATCCCACGAAGGTCAACGTCGAGCGGTCGAAGTGCTGTTCCAGGTTTGTCAGCTTGTCCCGGTCTGTCGGAAAGTGAGCCACCAGGGCCGGGCAGTCCTCCAGCATCGGCAGCCACCTTGATTTTGAGAACGACCTGGCCAGGTTCTCGGTCGGCATCAGCCAGAGTGCGGGCGACGGTTCGTTGTCGATCATCCAACCGAGCCCAGCCATCAGAGTCGTCGTTTTGCTTGTCTGGCTGCCCCAGCAGAGCGTCATCTCGACGACCCCTGAGTCCTTCCAGCATTCCAACGGCTCCCGAACGTATGGCCGGACGCTGGTCGAGTATGGTCCAGGGTGTTCCGTCTGTCGGGAGGTCAATTTGAGGTTGGCCTCGGCCCACTGAACCACGGTCTGCCGCGGAGTCGGACGATAGAGTCCGCGCCGAAACTCCAGCAGGTCGCGTTCGAGATCTGTCAGCATGGTGTCAGGCTTGTTTTTGGTGAATCTGACGGACGATTTTTGGCACCGTGGTGTCCCAGTCGATCGAATGGTGGATGCGTGGGTGGGCCGTTCCACTCATGGCACCCACCTTTACCGATGAAGGCATCGTCATCACCGTATAAAACGACTTCGCATAGGTTCCATGCTGCAGATACATTTCTGTCAGGCCACCCTTTTGAGACTGCGTTTGAGCCTGAGTCAGCATCACGGCGAACGTGGTCATGAAAAGGTGACCGCGGGAGCCGAGTGTCGTGTATGTTGAAACGTCCTCGTTCATGCGGGACACAAACGAGAAACGCCTTTCTGGAGAACAGAAAAACGAGTTCATCGCCTTTCGATAGATCGGCGATTTGTAGACGGTCCCAGACTTCAAACCACCGATGAAATCGCCACCCTGGGCAATTGCGATTGACGACACACTGGTGGACCAAAAGAACCTTGTAACGGCAGCGAATATCGAGTCCAGGTCTTTGACCTTTTGGACCTTCAGCTTCCCGTCCTCCGCATAACGGGACATGAACGACATGTAGTCGTCGTCCAGTTGGACAAAAGTCCTGATTCCCAGGCGTTCAGCGATATCGAAACAGGCATTTCGAGGGTGGAGAATTGTCAGGTTATTCGGGATGTTGTCGAAAGTGTCGATGCGTTTTCGGATCTCAGCCTTCGAGAACATTTCCACCATGCCGGGGAAGTTTCTCCGATAGTCGGCCCCCTGTTTGTCTTCGTCATCAACGACCAGGACGACCCGCCCGGTGTACCCGTGGCTTTTGAGTGTCCTGATTGTTTTGACGTTGTTCGCTCTGCCATGGGTCAGAATGAAGACAGCAAAAGTGCCGAGGTCGTTATCCATTTTGAGCGCGTTTTTGAATGTCCTCAATGGTCTTGGTCATCTCGACATAACCGTTTTCGATGGCCGAATCCATGTCGACAACCACCAGGGCGGATCGTTCCATCAGTTGCTGAACCTCTCGCGGGGCGTGGGCGTAGTATTCGGCGATGTTGCCGTAATTGAAGACAACGTGTCGATTGGCTGCCGCCAGCAAGAGTGACTTTGCTTCAGGGTCAATATCGGACGCATTGATTTCCTCAATCAAATCGGATGCCTTCGATGAATCGACCATCTCGTTCAGCTTGGGCTTGTCCCCCGTGATTTCGTAGATCAGACCCTTGATTTTGGTCGAATAGGCGTTATCGGCCTCCCCGTCGAGCGAACCGATCAGGTCTGTGATCTCGTCATCCGAGAAGCCGACCAGGTCCATTTCGAACCCGTCTTCCTTCAGGGTTGCCAATTCAGCCGCCAGCATTTTCTCGTCCCACCCGGCATTGAGGGCGAGCTTGTTGTCGGCAATGACGTAGGCTCGCACCTGGGAAGGGGTCAGATGACCCAGGCGGATGCAGGGAATCATTTCGATCCCGAGTTTGCGGGCAGCCATCACCCGGCCATGACCTGCGACAATCGTCCCGCGGGCGTCGATCAGGACAGGGTTGGTCCATCCGAACTCGACCATTGAGGCCGCAATTTGGGCGATCTGGTCAGGTGAATGGGTCCGGCTGTTGTTTGCGTATGGGATCAGGTCTCCGATGGGGATCTCTTCGATTTGGTGTTCCGTTTTCTTCATTTCCAGGGGTTGGTTTGGTAGAGGGTGGCAAGGGCGACCTCCTGAACCCAGCGTTCAAGCTCCTTTTCTGCGTGTTCAGGGTCATGGGGCGCGATCCGGCCCGAGAGTTGTTTTGGCATCGACTTCAGCAGCATTGACACCGCGCCGTCGTGGTCGGTCATGACCTTTCGCACCCAGTCTCCCGAGACCAGGGTCCGCTCGCGTTCTGACAGGGCAATGACCTCCTGCCGGGCCTGGGTCAGGTTCCTGGCTGCCTGGGCATGGATTGAGACCAAGCGACCGGCATCGGGCTGGGCAGCCTTCAAAGCCCTGACCGTCAGCGCGTAGGCCGCCCGCTCAATCTGCCTTTGCCGTTCGTAGGCTCCCTGCGGAGTGTCCGCGGAGACCACGTTTGGGTCTGTCGGGGCCTGTGCCTCTGGGGGCCGATACGGTCCAGGATCTGGGGATGATCCCGAACCAGATTTCGGGATGTTCCCGGCCCGCTTCTGGGCAGACATTCCACGCCACTGGTCCGCGTCCTCTGGGGAGGTCAACGGCATCCCGGCCTTCACAAGCTGGGAGACCCGCCCCTTGGTTAGGCCGGAGTGTTTGACGTAGTCCGACTGGGTCATCGAAGGGTCTCCGGCAGGTTCTCAGGCTTTTCGTGCATGATCTGGCGAATCCCGAGAGTAATGGTCCGCAGCACCGGGGCGTCTGGCCTGGCATTTGGGGAATGCTGGGCGGCAAATTGCTCCGGGGTCATCGTTCCAGCCCTGATTCGGGAGATCGCCCACTTGATCAGGTGGTGACCGATGTTGAGGGTGACGTATTGGGCGGCGTCTTTCATGGGGGGTGGTTTACAGGTTTACCTTTGGTTTACGCTCAGGGTCTTTCAGGTCTGCTTTGGCCCC